TGTTCCATCAAAATCCAACGCAGTCGGCAGCGTATAGGTTGGCTGCGATGTTCCAGACGCTTGATTTGCGTGGCTCGCCAAACCGCTCTGATCCATCCATCGTCGCACCGTCTGCCCGTTCGTCGCGGCAGTATCTGGCGAGACTGAGTTGAGGACAGACGCTGTCTTTGTGGCGTCAAGCCAGAGGGCGAGGCCGCTGATGGAGCGCGGCGTGAAGTTGTTCGCAGGGCGAAGGAGGCGTGGTGACTGTGCCATTACTTCTTCGCGGCCGGCTTCTCTGGCTGCGCCTCCAAGCTTTCCAGGCCATCACGAATATCAGCCTGACCCACAACGGCTGCCCTCGCAGCAGAAACTGCAGCGGCTGCTCGAGCGGGTTCAGTGGCGAGCCGGCCGGTGTCAGCAGAAAGCCACACCAGTAGCGAGACGACCATTCTCCACAGCAGGGCGATCATTCTTTTACCTCGTTGATCTTGCGCCAGACGAACATGCACAGCAGCGCGCCCACCACGCTCATCACCACGCCGGCTGGCTGGTAGTAGCTGCCAGTGATGACCGACCCAACCAGGCCGCCGACCACTGAGCCGGCAACGCCGATGCCAATGGTCTGCATCTTGCTGCCGGGCACAGCCGGAGGCCACACGGCCTCAGCGATAGCACCGGCAATCCACCCGAACACAACCCACAACACAAGCGAGATCATTACCATCCCTCCGCGTGACACACGTTAGTCTTGTCCGGAACATGCTTGGCTGAGTACCGGCGCTCGAACGATGGCGGCTGCGGCTCAGCGAACACTGCGACCCACAGCCCGAACTTGGCCAGCCTGCGCAATAGCGCAACCACCGGGCGGTCTGGTCGTGGGTTGAATGGGTTGATCGGACTGAAGCCGGCGACTGTGGAAGCTAGGTAGCCCACCACAAGGCAGGCCAGGCACGACACGATCAGGGTTTTCTTTGACATGGTCTGGCTCACAGCGCCACCGCATGGATAACTCGACGGCTGTCTTTAGTCGTCGCCTCTGGCGGGGCTGGGTGCAGCCACTCCTTATGCTCAAGGTCGCGGTACTCGAAGCCACCAACGCCGCCGATCGCGAACGAGTCGCCTTGCCGGAGGATTGATTCGATGTCGGAGCGCGAAGCCCAGAAGCTTCCGTCTGGCTGGTCGGCTGGCCACTTAGGACCGGCGACCCACGTCTTGCCCCATGAGTTGACGACGAGAGCACCGTCTCGCTTGCCTGGCCCGTCGGCGTGGCGAGTTGCCACGATGACCATGCAGTGGCCCCAATTGCCGCCTCTCGGCAAGAAGCCGTCCTTGTCTCTGGTGCTGGTGGCTGCGAACCCAACGTCCGAGCAGACTGGAACGCAGTAGCCCGACCCGATGGCGGCGACGAGCTCGTCCCATGTATCCACGAGCGCCACCGCCACCGCCTTGTGGAGGTTGGCCTGTGCGCCCAGCTCTACCGGCACGCCGTATGCACCCCACTGCCTACTCAGGGTGATGCTGTAGTCGCTGAGGTCGATGCCGTTACTCTGCTTTTCTCTGTACAGGATGCCGCCCTGTCCGTTCTTAAGCCCGCTCACCCAGCGCGCAGCGGCCGCGCCATAGGATCCGTCCGACCATCCGGCAAACGTGATCGGCGGCAGGCGACCCGCCGTCCTCGAGCCACCGTAGATAGGCTCAGTTGCCACGAGCTTGGGTGGCTTCGGTAGCTTGCCGGTCTTCCAGTCCACTGACTGGGATATGTAGCTGCCCATCCCCCATCCGAACGACACGCAGGTTCCGGCAGACCCCTGATTCCAAACCTCGAACGGCTTGCCGTACACGGCGCGGCTTGCTTCGTCTGCGTAGCGCCACAGGAATGTGTCGACCGGCTTGGACTGCGCCATGCAGTCGGCGCCTGCCTCAGCAAAGCGCGGCTTGTCCAGCTGCTCCAGGAACGCAGCCGTACCGATTGGGTCGGGCCGGTAACCGTAGTTGCCCTCGAGCCTGTCGGCCAGTCGGCTTACGTACCTGCTGACCACAGTCCCCAGAACTGCGGCAAACACCACGAACGCAATCGCCGAGATCGTCCACTGACTGGTGGAGTCATCGCGCCGCATCACTGGCAGCCCTCCCAATGTCGCGGTACGCGCTGACCCAAGCGGCGCGCGACTCTGCGGTGAGAGGCCCGCCGTCCGTGCCTACGCTGCTCTCGAGGTAGGTGGCAATTGCGTCTCGCGCCTTCGGCTGCCGGTCTCCAATCGAGGCGCCCTTGCACCGAAGGATCCGCGCTGCCTTGCGCAGCTCGTCCACTGAGACGCCGGTCTTGAGGTAGGGCTGGGGCTGCTCGCCGTCGTACTCGATCTCGTCAGCCAGCTCGGAGCACAGAGCCCCGACAATCGAGGCGTCGTCGCTTGCAGTCGGGCCAGAGAACAGGCCGTGCAGATCGAGAGGGCCGGAGTCTGGGGATGGCGTGGGTACTTCTGGCTGGCGTACAGCAGGCATCAGCAGCAACGCCAGCAGGACCAGGCCTACGGCGGCCGCCTTCTTGGCGTCAACCTTCAATGCCACAGACTTCCAGAGCTTGGTGAGCTGGGATACGTCCACCCCAAAGAACATCGCAGCCGCAGCCAGTACCAGCAGGACCGATAGCATTAGTCCTCACTCCTGTCCGAATTGAGTTCTGATAGGTAATTAGCCAGGCGCCTGGCCTCAACGGTCTCGCTGACCGCCCGTGCCATCTCGGCCAGCTTTCCGCCGCCTGTCCACTGTCCGGCCCGCTCCAGCATCCTCAGGGCTTTCGTTGCATCGTGGGCCAGGTACATGGCTTCCGCAGTGTCTCGAGCTTCCAAGACCACGCCAGTCAACTCGGACCTCTCGACAAGGGCGTGGAGCTTTTCGTTTAGGCTTGGCATTCCAGGTGTCTCCCGCCGCGATAATGCGGTCCACTACCTGGTTTATGTCCCCAGCCGGGCGGCAGTCGGCGAGGATTTTGAGCCTCACAGACCGGGTGCTGAAGCCCAAAGTCTCGCAAACTTCGGGCAAAGACAGCTCGGACTCGGGCTCCCAGAACACCCAGCGCCAGGCTATGGCAGCTGAGTACATGCGGTCGCTAGGCCCGGACTTAATGCGTACGTGGATCCCGCGCCTGGACCTGGCTGAGATCCACCGGCATAGCCTGACGGTGTTGGCCATCATGGCCACGAGAAAGTCCCGCCACTTCTGCTCGAGCTCGTCAGGAGGATTCCATTCCTCTCCGTCGATGATCACTGTTTAGGGGCCTCGCAGAAGCCGGTACGAAGCGTGTTCTCATTGATGTCCGGCCACACCTCAAGAGAATGGATTGCCGCCATCAGGCCCCACGCAGCGTGGCCAAGATGCTCCTCGCTGCGGTCGCCTCCCAAGAACATGTAGATGTGGCGGATGGCATGGTTCAGCAGGTCGTTGACCGGCATGCCCCGCTCCCAGTTGAAGTCGCCGTATTTCTGAGCGCCCTCTGCGCACGCCTCCGCTACGGCACGGAGGCCGATCGGACTGATGAGGTCGTACCTCGTCTGCTCTGCGTCCGACGAACGCACAGCCCCAGACTCGAACGTAACCTGAGAACCTTCTACTTCACGGATCATGGGACCAGCTCCTTGAATCTGTTGATGAACTGCTGCTTGGCCTCAGCCCACTCCATTCCGACAACAGTGCCGGTTGCTGGGTCAAGCGGTATTCCGAAGTCGTGCCCTCCTGGCACTATGTCTCGCTTCTCTGCAAGCAGGGCACGAAGGTCTGCCTCCTTGACCTCGTGCGGCATGGGCCACTTCAGCCCAAACTTGGATGCGATTGCGCGCTGCACCTGCTCTTCAAGCTCACGGTAGTTCGGAAGCATCATCTTCAGCGGGGTAGATACGTCGCCGAGATACGCTTCGCTTGCATCGTGCAGCAGACCCCAGAGAGCGTGCTGCTTGTCTACGATCTTGGAGACCATGACGCTGTGCTGCGCCACGCTGTAGGGGAATGTGGTGTGCCCGCAGAACCGGTTGATCATTGACAGCGCATGTGCAATGTCAGGCAGGCGGACGTCCTCCTCCTTGAAGTTGACAAGGTCGATTGCCTTGCCGGTGAACGTCTGCATCATCGTCGGCGACATAAGAACCATCTCAGCACTCCTTGCAGATCAGCTGCTCTATCGAGTGAAGGTCCGACTGCGGCACGAAGTACGCTTCTCCGTGCCCTCCATGATTGGCCATGTACTTCTGCTGCTTGGCATCGGATGCCAGGATCCATCCGCGAAGCACAAACTCGTGCGGCCCTCCCGTAACCAGGACGAACACGTCGGTGTCGTGGTCGCTGCGGCGGACGATCAGGTCGTAGTGGTGATGCGACCTGGTCCTGACTTGGATGTTCTTGCCAACGTCCGACCCCTTGAATGTGTTGACGCCGCCGTTCC